GAGGTCGTAGATGGCTCTTAAGCACTTCAAGAGAGAAGAGTTTGACTGTCAGGTCACTGGCACCAACAATATGGAACAAGAGTTCCTAGAGAAGTTAGACCAATTGCGGGGCGCATGTGGCTTCCCTTTTGAGGTAACGTCGGGTTACCGTCATCCAACCAAGCACCCCATAGAAATGAAAAAAGCGGTGCCGGGGACACATGCGCAAGGTATTGCGGCTGACATAAAAATAACTAATGCCGCCCACCGCTACTCTATTGTGTCTAATGCTTTGAACCTTGGTTTCACAGGTATAGGCATTGACGATGATTTTGTACATGTGGACACTAGGGGTACGACTCCAGTGATTTGGTTGTACTAATGCTTCATACAAAACATATTACGTTAACAGATGCTACTGAACAGACGTTATTTACTATACCAAGTGGCTATACAATACATATTGTGTATATCTTTGTTGCTAATCACGGCGGCAGTACAAACCAAGTAAGTCTTTGGTGGGAGACGGGCGGTGTAGACCAAATGTACTTTTTTGACAGTACTAGTATCGGTTCAGGAAATAAAGAAATACTAGGCGGTCAAAACGACAAAGGCATTTTTGTTTTGCACAATGGAGATACTGTAAAAACTCAAGCATCTTCAGCAACAGGACAGATGGAAGTAGCAGTTACCTTTGAGCTTTTAGAAAGACCACAAGCGTTTAGTAACTTCAATGGATCTTAATATTGAACTACTACCTTGGCAGCAAGAAGTCTGGGCAGACGACACAAGATTTAAAATAGTAGCTGCTGGGCGACGTACGGGTAAGTCTAGATTAGCAGCATGGATGTTAATTGTTAACGCACTACAGGCGGATAGAGGACATGTATTTTACGTCGCACCTACTCAGGGACAAGCCAGAGACATCATGTGGCAAACCTTGCTTGAACTGGGGCATCCTGTTATCAGCGGTAGTCACATTAATAATTTGCAAATTAAGCTTGTCAACGGTGCTACAATTAGTCTAAAAGGTGCAGACAGACCAGAGACAATGCGAGGTGTCAGCCTCAAGTTCTTAGTAATGGACGAATACGCCGACATGAAACCGGAAGTATTTGAGCAGATTCTTAGACCTGCCTTGGCTGACCAGAAGGGATGTGCGATGTTCATAGGGACACCTATGGGCAGGAACCACTTTTACGAACTGTACAAATATGCGGAGCTAGACAGTGACCCTACATACAAAGCTTGGCACTTTACGTCTTATGACAACCCGTTGCTGGACCCTGACGAAATCGACATTGCTAAAAGGTCTATGTCTTCTTATGCGTTCCGTCAAGAATTTATGGCGTCGTTTGAAGCTCGTGGGTCAGAAATGTTTAAGGAAGACTGGGTCCAATTTAGTGAAGATAGGCCCGAAATAGGAGATTACTACATTGCTGTTGACTTGGCAGGATTTGAAGAAGTCAATAAGAAAAGAACTAAAAATAGTAAGCTTGACGAAACAGCGATTGCCGTGGTTAAGGTCAATGAGCATGGTTGGTATGTTGACAATATCATATACGGTAGATGGTCACTTGACGAAACAGCAACTAAGATATTTCAGGCCGTTAGAGACTACCGTCCCGTGTCGGTGGGAATCGAAAGAGGTATTGCTAAACAGGCCGTCATGTCACCTTTAACGGACCTACAAAAGAAGTACGGTACGTTTTTTAGGGTAGAAGAACTAACTCACGGTAACAAAAAGAAAACAGACAGGGTGATGTGGGCGCTGCAGGGTCGGTTTGAAAACGGGTACATTACGTTAAACAAGGGGGAATGGAACAGTCGTTTTCTTGACCAGTTGTTTCAGTTCCCTGATCCTTTAACTCATGACGACTTGGTGGACGCTTTGGCGTACATCGACCAATTAGCTAACGTGGCCTATGACTACGAATACGAAATAGACGACCACGACATCTTAGACGTAGTAGCAGGGTACTAATATGGCAGAAAAAACATTTAAAGATAAATTTTTTAATGCCTTAGAGCAGTATCAAGCTACAGAAGAAGAGTCTGCCGCTGAGTTTAAAGGTAATGATTTTAGATGGGCAGAAACAAAAATAGGGGACGACTCTCCAACAGGAGCGCCTAAAATTTACATAAACCATCAAAAGTTTAAAGATAACCCAGACACTGGACAAAACTATGTTCAAGAAATGTTAATTGGCGAAGGGTTGCATTTAATAAAAGAAATAGATCCAGAAAGAGCAGAAAAACTTTACACAACAGCAGTTAATGATCCTGAAGTTTTAAACTGGTTAAAACAATCATATCGTTATGAACAAGACAGAGGCGAAAAGCGCCCTTTTGAGCAATGGACAAAGCATTCTAGACTAGATCAAATTATTGGTGGTTATTTGTTAGGCGGTAAAAATTCATCAGTACCTACTATGCAGGCGTGGCCTACAGAAAGACTACCGTATGGTACTAAATTTAAAGCGGAAGTAGAAAAGTTAAAGCAAGATTTAGGCTTGAAGTAGGATACTAATATGACTGAACTATATGAACAAGACCCACTCATGGTTGAAGAAACTATCGAAGACTGGGTTATTACAAAGTGTGAAGACTGGAGAGACTATTACGAAAGTAATTATGAAGCAAGATTTGAAGAGTATTATAGACTATGGCGTGGCATATGGGATCCTGCTGACAGTGAGCGTAAGTCTGAGCGTTCCCGTATTATTTCTCCTGCACTTCAACAGGCAGTTGAGTCTAATGTAGCAGAACTAGAGGAAGCCACTTTTGGACGTGGTAAATGGTTTGACGTTAGTGATAACTTAGGTGATACGCAAAAGCAAGACGTACTGTTTCTTCGTAATAAACTAACCGAAGACTTTGAAGACTGCATGGTACGTAAAGCAGTCGCAGAGTGTCTTATCAATGCAGCTGTCTTTGGTACGGGCATTGGCGAAATTGTCATTGAAGAAATGAAAGAAATGGCTCCTGCTACTCAGCCCATTATGGACGGAGATTTACAAGCAGTAGGGGTAAACGTCACAGACCGTGTTAAAGTTAAACTCAAGCCTGTACTGCCTCAGAACTTTTTAATTGACCCTGTAGCTACCTCTGTAGAAGACGCTTTAGGTGTTGCTGTAGACGAGTTTGTAAGCCGACACCAAGTAGAACAATTACAAGAGCAAGGCGTGTATCGTGATGTATACGTAGGCATGGCTGCTCCTGATACTGACCTTGAGCCTGACCAAGACATCACAATTTACAACGACGACAAAGTAAGATTGACTAAGTATTATGGTTTGGTACCACGAGAGCTTCTAGATTCGGCTCTAAGCGAAGAAGACGAAGAAGCAATACCTGAGGAAGACTCTGAGTCACGTTACGTAGAAGCCGTTGTAGTGATTGCTAACGGCGGTATTCTTCTTAAGGCTGAAGCCAACCCTTACATGATGGAAGACCGTCCTGTTGTTGCATTTCCTTGGGACGTAGTACCCGGACGTTTTTGGGGTCGTGGTGTATGTGAAAAAGGTTATAACTCTCAAAAAGCACTTGACACAGAATTGCGAGCTAGAATCGACGCTCTTAGCTTGACTATTCATCCAATGATGGCTATTGACGCCACTCGTCTACCACGAGGTGCTAAACCAGAGGTACGCCCCGGTAAGATGATCCTAACCAACGGAGATCCTCGTGAAGTTCTACAGCCGTTCAACTTTGGTCAAGTTAGTCAAATCACTTTTGCTCAGGCAGGAGCACTGCAGCAAATGGTGCAACAAGCAACAGGAGCCGTTGACTCAGCAGGAATTGCGGGTCAGGTTAACGGCGAGGCTACTGCCGCTGGTATTAGTATGTCTCTTGGCGCTATTATTAAACGCCACAAGCGCACACTAATTAACTTTCAGCAGTCATTCTTGTTGCCATTTGTTAAGAAGGCTGCACATCGGTACATGCAGTTTGATCCTGAGTCGTACCCTGTAGCTGACTACAAATTTAACGCAAGCAGTACGCTAGGCATCATTGCTCGTGAGTACGAAGTTACTCAGCTGGTACAGTTGTTGCAGACTATGGATCGACAGTCACCACTGTACAACACCTTAATTCAAAGCATTATTGACAACATGAACTTATCTAACCGTGAAGAACTGTTGTCGGCTATGCAACAAGCTATGCAGCCTAACCCTCAAGCACAACAAATGGCTCAGGCAGCACAACAAGCACAGCTGCAGTTCCAGCAGTCACAAACAGCAGCGTTGTCTGCTCAGGCTCAGGAATCACAAGCTAGGGCTGCTAAGTTGGCTGCAGAAGCTCAGGCAGTGCCTCAAGAGCTTGAGATTGACAAGATCAACGCTATCACTAGAAACCTAAAAGAAGGTGATGCAGAAGACAAAGAGTTTGAGCGACGTATGAAAGTAGCTGATTCTCTACTCAAAGAAAAAGCAATACAAGGAAAAACTAATGTTAACGGACCACGAACTACGCCTGCTGCTACAGAGAGTCAACCAAGAGTTCAACAACCAATGGGAGCGCCTAGACCGTTTGGAACGCAAGGTGGAGGAACTCAGTAATGCCCAAGTCCAAGGACCCAAAACTAGCACGAGCGGGCGTAAGCGGGTACAACAAGCCAAAGCGGACGCCTAATCACCCTACTAAAAAATTTGTAGTAGTAGCCAAAGAAGGTGACAAGACAAAGACTATACGCTTTGGTGACGCCAAGATGACTATTAAGAAAGACCAACCTGCACGTCGTAAGTCGTTCAGGGCACGTCACAAGTGTGACACGAACCCACCCAGCAAACTCACAGCGAGGTACTGGTCTTGTAAGAAGTGGTAAACACAGCCGTGAGGCTAAAGCACGTCGTGATGACGTTAGGAGAACATAATGCAAAAACTATTAGTAGCAGTAATGCTGCTGTCATTACAGGCATCAGCAGACACTAAGATTCTCATAGAAAAAGCAGATCAACAGTACGTAGTTATACCAAGCTGCAACGTATCTGAAGACGTAACTCAAGTAGCAGTATACAAGCTCAGAGTAGGCGCACCAATATACATAAGACACAAAGGACGACAAGTCCGGTGTACGATTGAAGACTACTATCAAGTAAGGAGTTAAATATGGCAGGAGCAATAGTTAGAGGCGCAGGTCAAATTGCTAAAATGGCTGAAAAAGTAGCTAAAGAGTCTAAAAAACACGGCAAAGACCTCACAACAAAAAAGAAACCTGAGCAAAAACAAACCGAAAAAGGAACTAAAGGTCAGCGTACTTATCGTGAAGGACAACGTGGTGCTGCTGCAACAGGTGCTGGCGTCGGTTATACAGCAGCTAACGTAGACTTGTCTTCTGGCAAGGGTCTGCCTGTAGCTGACATGAGCCAAAGTATTGATGTACGTGGTGATGGGGCTGGTATGCGCTACTTTCAAAACGGTAAAGAAGTAAGGTTACCTAAAGGTAAATAAAATGAAAGTTAACGCACCCAAAGGTTACCACTGGATGAAAAGCGGTAAAAGCTACAAGCTAATGAAGGACCCTACAGATGGTTATAAACCACATAGAGGTGCTTCTAAGTTTGCAAACTTTGAAGTCCAAAAAACCCACAAAAAGTAAGGAGGCTACTATGCCCTACCACGCTGGAAAAAAGAAGAAGAAAGTAAAAAAGCCTAAGGGTTACTAAAATGGCTAAGGCAAAACCTAAGAAAAAATCAGGTCCTACACCTAAGAACAAGGCGTTGTACGCTAGGGTTAAAGCAGAGGCTAAACGTAAGTTTGACGTATGGCCTAGTGCGTATGCTTCGGCATGGTTGACTCGTGAGTACAAAAAACGTGGTGGTACTTATGCCTAGAAAACGTCAGACAGGAGGGGCTAGTCGTCCCAAGAAAGGTTTAACCAAATGGTTTGCTGAAGAGTGGGTCGACGTCAAAACAGGCGAAAAGTGCGGACGTAGTGGTAAAGAAAAAAAGAAACGTCCGTACCCTTCCTGCAGACCTAAGGCTGTTGCAGCCAAGATGACCAAAGCTGAAAAAGCTTCTTCTGCACGACGCAAGACAGGCCCCAAAGCAATAAAACATGCAGTTACAGCTTCGGGTAGGCGTAGAAAGTCCACAAGAAAAGCTTGACATTTGTATAAAAGTATGCTATAATAAAACTATAGTTAACAACATTAGAGGAAACTATGACACCTGAGCTTGAAACCTACTTCGACAACTACAACAAACTCTTCAATCACGAAGGTTTCAAACAACTCTTGCAAGAGATTTCCACAAACGCTACTCAATTAGCAGACATACAGACTGTAAAAGACGTAGAAGATTTATTCTTTCGTAAAGGTCAAGTAGCTGCTTTTGCAACAGTTATTAATCTACAGGCCACTATTGAAGCTGCTAGAGAGCAAGCTGAAGTAGAAGAAGAAAGTCCTGTTGATGTTTAAAATTTATGACTTCCGTTGTACTAACGGACACGTCTTTGAAGAAATGGTAGAGTCAGGTATCACAACCAGTAGGTGCGGTTGTGGTGCCAATGCTACTAAATTGGTATCTGCCCCGTCTTTTGTACTTGAAGGCCACTCTGGGGACTTCCCCGGACGCCACATGAAATGGGTACGAGAACACGAACAAGCAGGTAAAAAGAAGTCTCCACAATGATTATAATCACGGAGTTTAATTATGTCACGAGCGCAAATGCTTGATCCACAACCTGAAGAGGAAAACGTGGACGCTATTGAAAACGAAGCAGACGAGATTCAACAAGAAGAAGTTGAGCAACCTCAAGAAGAAGAACCCAGTTTACCGGAGAAGTACCAAGGTAAATCTTTAGAGGACGTAGTACAGATGCACCAAGAAGCTGAAAAGCTTTTGGGTCGTCAGTCTTCTGAAGTAGGTGAGCTTCGTAAAGTCGTTGATGACTATATTAGTCAGAGTATAACGACAACAGCACCTCAACAATACGTTGAGCCTGAAGACGATATAGACTACTTTACAGATCCTCAAGCAGCAGTTAATCGTGCTATTGAGAATCATCCTAAGATTAAAGAAGCAGAGCAGTACACGGCTGAGTACAAAAAACAGTCGTCACTAGCTGCGCTTCAGTCTAAACACCCAGACATGCAAGACATCTTGAGTGATAATAGCTTTGCTGAGTGGATTAAGGCATCTAAAATTAGGACTCAGTTGTTTGTACAAGCTGACCAACAATATGATGCAGACGCTGCTGACGAACTGTTTACTCTTTGGAAAGACCGTAAAACAGTTGCACAGCAGACAGCCAATGTTGAAAAACAGGCACGTAAGCAGTCATTAAAGGCAGCTAACACAGGCAATGCACGAGGCAGTGCAGAGGGATCACGTAAGAAGGTATATCGCAGGGCCGACATTATTAAACTAATGAGAACAGATCCTGACCGTTACCAAGCTTTGTCTGATGAAATCATGGCAGCTTATGCGGAGGGTCGAGTCAAATAATCTAGGAGATTGACATGGCTACTGCAACTTATCCCGGCGCAGCGGGCTTTACTGCGAAAACAGAGGCAGATAAGTTTATTCCAGAAATCTGGAGTGACGAAATCATTGCTGCCTACCAAAAGAACCTAAAGATGGCTCCACTTGTCAAGAAGCTTGCTATGACTGGCAAGAAAGGCGACAAGCTACATGTGCCTAAGCCTGTTCGTGGTGATGCAAATGCTAAGGTTGCTGACACAGCGGTAACTATCATTGCAAACACTGAAGGCGAATTGACTGTTGACATCGACCGTCACTTCGAGTACTCACGTCTTATCGAAGACATCGTAGAAGTACAAGCGCTTTCTAGCCTCCGTCAGTTCTACACTGAAGACGCTGGTTACGCTCTTGCTGTTCAGATTGACAATGATCTACACGCAGCAGGTACTGGTTTTGGTGACGGTGGTGCTGTAGTATTCAGCCCAGCAGAAACTGACTACCAGCACTCTGGTTGTTTCTTCAACGACGGCGGTACTACTACTCAGTACACTGACGACACTATCGTTGCTGGTGACGTGTTCACTGATGCTTTCTTCCGTGACATGATCCAGAAGCTTGATGACAACAACGTACCTATGGACGGACGTTCACTTATCATTCCACCTTCAGTTCGCAACACTATCATGGGTATCGACCGTTACGTGTCTTCTGACTTCGTATCTGGTCAGGCTGTAAACTCTGGCCTCATCGGTAACCTCTACGGTGTAGACGTTTACGTCTCTGCTAACTGCCGTACAATCGAATCTGCTGCAGACAACACTGCATCTTCGGTTGACACTCGTGCTGCACTTCTGTTCCACACTGATGCTATCATCATGGCAGAACAGCAGTCTGTACGTTCACAAACCCAGTACAAGCAGGAGTACCTCTCAACTCTGTACACGGCTGACTGCCTGTACGGTGTTCAGGTATATCGTCCTGAAGCTGGTTTCGTTCTCGCAGTCGCAGAGTAACGAACTTAGGGGGTCAGCAATGGCCCCTTTTCCTTTTCTTTTGTAGGAGCTTTAAATGGCTTTATTTCGTGGCACAGGTGGATCTGGTGATGCTAGTACAGATACTTATGCGTCTGAAGTAGCTCTAGAAGCAACCAGAGCCTCTACAAAAGCAAATGAAGCTGCTGCTTCGGCTACGTCCGCAGCCACTGCTCAGGCTGCTGCTGAAGTTGCACAAGCTGCTGCAGAAACTGCACAGGCTAACGCAGAAACAGCAGAGACCAATGCAGAGACTGCAGAAACCAATGCAGAGACTGCAGAGAATGCTGCGGTTGCTGCTCAGACAGCAGCTACTACAGCTAAGACTGCAGCAGAGACAGCCCAGTCAGCAGCAGAAGTAGCTAAGACAGCGGCTGAGACTGCAGAGACTAACGCAGAAACAGCAGAAACAAACGCATCCACATCAGCTACTACAGCTACAACTAAGGCTACTGAAGCAGCCACATCAGCAACCAATGCAGCAACGTCAGCAACTACAGCAACTACAAAAGCATCAGAGGCAGCTACCAGTGCTACTGCAGCTCAAACTGCACAGACTGCGGCAGAAGCAGCGCAGACAGCAGCAGAAGCAGCCCAAGAAGCTATTGATGGTTTGTACCTTGGCACTGCTACTTCTAACCCTACCGTTGACCTTAACGGCGATGCTGTAACTGTAGGTGACTGGTACTTTAACACTACCGACAACACAACAAGAATTTACGACGGTAGCAACTGGAACACAATTAATCCTGACCTTGTTGGCGACACTACGCCACAGCTAGGTGGTAACCTTGACCTAAATAGCAATGACATCACAGGTACAGGTAACGTTAACATCACAGGGAATGTGGTACTTAGCGGTACTGTTGATGGCCGTGACGTAGCCGCAGATGGTACTAAGCTAGACGGTATTGAGTCTGGTGCTACGGCAGATCAAACAGCGGCAGAAATCAGAACGCTTGTAGAGTCTGCTACTGACTCTAATGTGTTTACCGATGCAGACCACACAAAGCTTAATGGTATTGAGGCTAATGCAGACGTAACCGACACAGCCAATGTAACAGCGGCTGGTGCCTTAATGGACTCTGAGGTCACTAACCTTGCACAAGTCAAAGCGTTTGACTCTGCTGACTACGCTACTGCGGCACAAGGCACACTGGCTGACAGTGCTTTGCAGAGCGGGGACAACATATCTGTCCTAACTAACAACTCAGGCTACATAACGGGTAACGAAACCATTACTCTAACTGGAGCTGTGACTGGCTCTGGTACAACTTCTATTGCAACTACACTGTCAACGATTGACGGGGGAACTTATTAATGACCACGATTAAACTTAAGAATGGTTCTGGCGCACCAACGGCTGGGGATCTTGTCCAAGGTGAACCCGCATTAGACTTGACCAACAAGCGCCTTTATACAGAAGACTCAGGCGGTACTGTTATTGAGGTAGGTACTAACCCCGGTGAAGACGTAACCTTTGCTGATAACCGTAAGGCTATCTTCGGCGCTGGCTCTGACCTACAGATTTATCACTCTGGCTCAGAAAGTAGAATTGATGAAAATGGCGCAGGTAATCTCAAGATTAATGCAGACAATCTTGAAATTTATAATTCTGCTAGCTCCGAAGCAAAAGCAAAATTCAACACCAACGGCTCTGTTCAACTGTATTACGACAACGCAGAAAAACTAGCCACCACCTCTACAGGCATCGACGTAACGGGTACTGTGACGGCTGATGGTTTGACTGTTGAGTCAACTGGAGCAACTTATTTTAATGCCGCTGTTGATGCAGGAACAGGATTAACAACTCTTAAATCAACAAATAACTCCACTGGCGGGTCTTTAAAAATCCAAACAGGAGGTAGCGACAGATTTCAAATTAGTGCTGTCGGAGACATCAGCTTCTACGAAGACACTGGCACGACTGCGAAGTTCTTCTGGGATGCGGCTGATGAACGGTTGGGTATTGGTACTACCAGTCCGTCAAAAAAGTTGTCTATCAAAGCAGACGGTGGCGGTTCACAGCTAGGCATTGATATTCACAATGAAGGCACTGCGACAGGTGACGATGCCGTTATTTCATTTGAAACTCAAGGCTCCAGAGAATTCACGATGGGTCTTGACAGGTCAGCTACGTCTTTTGTTATTGCAGAAAGCAGTACATTGGGTAGCAACCAAAGGCTAGTGATTGATGATAGTGGCAACGTCGGTATTAACCAGACAAGCCCCACTAGAAAGCTACACGTTACAAGCGCTGGTTCTGGTGTTGTTGCTACCTTTGGTGATTCTCTTGCTAACAACACAATTGAAGTAACTAGAACAACAACTAACGCATCTTACATTGGCCTATCAGCTACCTCTGCTGTTGGTGGAATTATTGCTGGCCCTACATTCGCATTTAATACATGCGACAGTGGCGGTGGCTCTGTAACAGAACGCATGCGCATTGATAGCTCTGGCAACTTGTTGGTTGGGAAGACCTCTTCTGCATTAAACACAGCAGGTTTTGAAGTAGCTTCTAGTGGTCGCACAAGGCTTACACGAGACTCAGCTAATGTCGTTGAAGTAAATCGCACAACTAATGATGGTTCGTTGGTTACTTTTAGCAAAGACGGCTCATCAGTCGGTAGTATTGGTACTAAAGACGCCGACCTTTATATTGGCACTGATGACACAACGCTCCGCTTTGTAGACGGTTCAGACAAAATTTATCCTGCAGATGCGTCAGGCAATGCTAGAGATGCCGCGATTGACCTTGGTAATACCAACGCACGCTTCAAAGACCTTTACCTGTCAGGCGGTGCGTACCTAGGCGGCACAGGTTCAGCCAATAAGCTAGACGACTACGAAGAAGGGACGTGGACTCCTGCGCCTACTTCTGGAACCCTTAATGCTGGCGCAACAGGCAGTTATGTAAAAATTGGAAACCTAGTTCATGTTCAAGGTCAATTAAGTTTTTCAGCAAACGGAACAACAAATAGGATTAACGGTCTTCCATTCAGGCCAAGAATAGAGGCAACTTTAAGTAGTATACGTCAGCGGTTTCTTGTTTATAGTAACAGCACTACTGCTATTTATGGCTATTGTCAGGACGTTAATGACGCTTTGTTTTTGCAGAACGAAAATCGAACAGACCATGATTTTGACACTGCCGACGGTGTTTATACTTTTGCATTTACTTATGAAACTTAACTCTAAATAGCCTTAGTGGACTCTAAGGCTGGACTAACTAAGGAGACAACAATGGCATTAACTAAAGAAGTAGTAGCAGACAAAATCGAAGTAGTAGAAACAGGCGACAGCACAGTTGTCCAAGTACGGACTGCTACTAAGGTACTCGAAGACGGCGCTGTGATTTCACAGTCTTACCACCGTCATGTAATTCAGTCAGGTGACGACTACTCATCTGAACCCGCTAACGTGCGTTCAATCTGTGACGCAGTATTTGGAGACTAAAAATGGCTACATGGACTATCGCAAATCTTGAGCGTAACGTGGCAGACGGCGGTGTAACCGTTGCGCACTGGCGTGTTACTGAATCTGAAACTGTTGGTACTGGTGACGACGCTGTGACTTACACTGCATCATCATACGGCACTGTAGGTTTTACACCTGACCCTGATGCTGATGACTTTGTTGCTTACGACAGTCTGACAGAGGCTACTGTATTGGGCTGGGTACACGCAGAGGTAGACCAGAGTGCTACTGAAGCGGCGCTGACGGCTAACATTGCAGAGCAAAAGACGCCAACGTCTGCTGACGGTATGCCTTGGTAAACGCTATGTGGACTTATAACTGCAAAGCAGGAACGTACACAGAAAACACTTTAGTTGGACTTGTGTGGCTTATCTTTACACACAGGCTTCATCACTTGTTTACTGAAGGGCGTTTTGTAGATTAAGACGCTTGTTCTGATTTTAGTGCTAGAAGGAGGTACTTCAGCATACGTAGGCAAACGAGTCGTTTACCACACAGTATGTGAGTACAAGGAGGTAGACTCAGAGTCAGACAAACGCTACCGATGGTATGTCCAAGGCATATATAGTTGTCCTAAGTACGTAAGGTATAACGATGATTGATCCAGTAACAGCTATAGCCGCAGCATCTAAAGCCTTTGCAATGACTAAGGCATTTGTTGAAGCTGGACGTTCTGCAGAGGACACACTAGGACAAGTAGCTAAATGGTACGGTGCAGCTAGTGACGTACTGTTTGACGAGTCGAAGAAGAGCAACCCAAATCCTTTTAAGAAGCTGGTGTTTGCTAAGTCTGCCGAAGCTGAAGCATTAGAAGCTTTTGCAAGAAAGAAGAAGATAGAAGCTCAACGCAAAGAACTACACAGCATCATAGGTATGGCTTATGGTAACCAAGGTTTGCAAGAGCTACGGGACATTAAGAAGCAGGTAATAAAACAACGACAGGACGCTGTTTATCGACAGCAGGAACTAAAGGAACAAGTACTAGGCACGTTGTTAGTTTTTGTTAGCTTAGGTGTCTTAGCAGTTTTAGTGATATTCATTGCAGGTGGTTTTAAATGACAAAAACAGAAGAACTGTTAGCACGTATTGAAGGCCACGAACGAGAGTGTGCTGTACGTTACGAAATGATTAACAAGCAGCTAGACGAAGGTGCTAAAAGGTTTGACAAGCTAGAGCGTATGGTTCTGTCTATCTACCCTTTCATTATTGCTAGTATTGTTGTTGCGGAGTACTTTAGATGATAGAGGCACTTATAGGGCCTGTTACAGGGCTTCTAGACAAGTTTATACAGGACAAGGACCAGAAGGCTAAGCTGGCCCACGAAGTCGCTACAATGGCTCAGAGACACGCTCAGGAGCTTGCTAAGGCGCAGCTAGAAGTTAACAAAGTAGAAGCAGCACACAAGTCCTTGTTTGTCTCTGGTTGGAGACCTGCTGTTGGCTGGTGTTGTGTCTTGGGTATGACTGGTAATTTCATGGTCATTCCTTTTACCAACTTTGTACTAGCTCTGTTGGCTGTTGAAGTCACTATACCACTCATTGACCTAGAGACTATGATGCCTGTACTAATGGGTATGCTTGGTCTAGGCGCTATGCGCTCTTATGAAAAAACCAAGGGCGTATCGAGGGAAAAGTAAATGGCTAGACGACCTAGAAGAGGAATGTTTGAGTTACCGGAAAACAGAGTTCCAACAGCTGTTAAACCTGCGCCTGCGCCTGTAAAACTTGCTTCTGTAGTTACGCCTACTAAACAACAACCAGTTAGAACAACAGGTGGTATAAAGCCGCTTATGCCTGCTCCACAACCTGCTCCTGTAATAGTCCCAGAACCTGCGCCTGAACCTGTTGAAATTGTAGAAGAGCCTTCGGTTGTAAAAAACATTTTCCCTGAGTATTTCCCAGAGCCTGCTCCTACACAACCAAGAGAGCCTTATATAGACTCTGGTCCTATTATTGCACAGCCGGGACAACCTCCAGTTAGGCAGACTACACCTACAGGGCCGTTAGACCCGTCTCCTGAGCCTACTGGTATTCCTATTAATATTATTACGGGCAGAACAGAACCAGTGCCTGAACCAGTGCCTACTCCAGCACCAACACCAACACCAACACCAACACCGACACCAACACCGACACCAACTTTTGTACCTTCAGGTACTTCAGGCATGGGTATTAATATAGACCTTGATATTCCTGACATACCTTCTGACATTTCTGAAACCGTAGCTGAAAATATGTACGGCCAGTATGGCGATCGTTTATTTCCTTATGTGTATACGGCGCGTAATGATGACTTAAAAACAGGACAAAGCAGAGGGCCATTAGAAGGTCTTTCTATTGAAATGGTTTCTGCTCAGGACTTGTATACGCGCTTTAGACAGGATAACTATGTTCAAAAAGCTTTTGGAAGTTTTGATAACTACATAGGTTATTTGGATGATCTATTGAATCTTGCAGAAGAGCATCCAGAAATAAACTGGTGGAAAGATAAAGCCTTTAGGAATTTAACTGCCGGAACGGTAGCAACTGCTGAGTTTTATGGGCTTAATCCTGAAGACGCTCGAAGCGGCAGTGGCGAACTTATTGATGCTACATCTGCAAATAGGAAAGCGGCTAATGACGCATTCGAAGCGATGTTGGCACTACCAGAGTTTCGCCAGCTTGTTGCTGATCGAGGCATAGAAACGCAGTTTAGGCTTAGTGAAAACGATATATATGCATTCAATGGTCTAACCGCTACTGAAATTCATGAAGGCGCTGATACGTTTGGCTCTGCGTTCGAACAAGCCATGAATGTCGCTAATCAGCTGTTTCTCGCGTCCGCAACGGGTCAGGCTGTAGGCGCTGTTACTGGTACTGCTGGAGCAGCAGGAGGAGCAGCAGGAGGAGCAGCAGGAGGAGCAGCAGGAGGAGCTTCTCTTAGTGGCCTTGCTGGTGCCGCAGGAACTAACGCTTTAGCTAGTGCTATTGTTCAAGGAGCCGTAACAGGAAGCGTTGATGCTAGTTCTTTGGCTACTGCTGCTATCACAGGCGGTTTAGAATATATAGGAGATGCCTTTAGAGCCGGGGAAATTGCTGCTGGATCAGACATAGGCGCTGCTGTAGACAATGCTATTTGGGACATGGCAGATACATTAGGTACTGACTATGACACAGTTTTTAATATCGCAAGCAACGTAGCATCAGGCGCTCTTACAGGAGAAAATTTAGAAGAAATTGCACTTGGGGCTGTTTCTACTTATTCTACAAGTGAATTACAAAATTACGTAAGAGAAACTTACGCCGATTCTATGGGCAATGTTGATGTAGATAATTGGTTTAGAGAAGGAGAGACAGCAGTTCCTATTGCGGCGTTTAACCCGTTTATAGAATCAGCTGTTAGCGCAGCAACTGGTGAAGACGTAGACGCTACTGATATTGTTAAAAACATTATTGATTTTTCTACTTATGAATCAAGTGGATTAGACGCAGAAGGTACATTAGCTTTTGCAGACCCCGGTATAAATTTAGAGGGTCTAGGCGACGGTTTTGATATAAACTTGCCTGATATTAACATAGGCATTCCTGAATTTTTAGACGTAGACTTGCCTAGCGTAAACTTACCTGAAGTAGCTATAGATTTACCTAGTGTAGATTTACCCGAAGTAGCTGTAGACTTGCCTAGTGTAAACTTACCTGAAGTAGCTGTAGACTTGCCTCAAGTAGACGTACCTAGTATAGAAACACCAGACTTACCCAGTGTAGAAACACCAGACTTACCTAGTGTAGAAACACCAGACTTACCTAGTGTAGACTTACCAAGCATAGGAATGCCTCAGTTAGCTGGTGGTGGTATGTTTAGTCCGTACACAACTAACATTGATTATGCTCCGGTCCAACTACAGCAGTTAATTACTTCTCCGTATGGCGCACAACCAGCTAATCAAGCTTCTAATCTAACACTAGATGACTTTTTTGCAAGAAATTCCATAGGATAAAACTATGACCTATTTAAACCTAGTAAACAATGTCTTGCGAAGGATGCGAGAAGAAGAAGTTACTTCTGTTGCTTCTAGTACGTACAGTAAAATGGTAGGTGACTTTGTTAACGACGCAAAGCGTATGGTAGAAGACGCATGGGACTGGTCAGCACTTCGGACTACTCTAACAATTACTACTACTGCTGACGTCTTTAACTACGTACTAACAGGAAGCCAGAATAGAATCAAAGCACTTAACGTAATTAACGACACAGCTAACTTGTTTATGGAGTACAAGACAGCTACGTTTTTTGACGAGGCTTACTTGATCTCAGACCCACGTACAGGCGCACCTACGTACTACACGTACAACGGTGTTGACAGCAGTGGTGATACGCAAATCGACATTTACCCAACACCTGACAAAGCGTACACCATTCGTTTTAACTGTGTCAAACGTGCTGCTGACTTGTCTGCTGATGACGACACAATGGACATCCCTGCAATGCCTGTAATTCATTTGGCTATTGCTCTGTTGGCCCGTGAACGTGGAGAAACCGGAGGCACTTCTGCTCCTGAATACTTTGCTATTGCTGATAAGTACCTGTCTGACGCTATTGCACTAGACGCTCAAAAGCACCCAGAAGAAGTAATCTTCTATACGCCGTGAGGTAGCTATGGCTCAACAACTACAAAGCATTAATCTTGTTGCACCAGCTTTCAAAGGAATCAATACAGAAGATTCCCCACTGGCTCAAGACCCTTCGTTTGCTGACATTGCTGACAACGCAGTGATTGACAAGCGTGGTCGTATTGCGTCACGCAAAGGTTACAGTGTCATTACAACAGACAAGACTGAACTAGGTTCTGCAAAGATTAGAGCAATCAAAGAGTTTGAAGACAACGCAGGCAACACTACAGTATTTTCTGTTGGTAACAACAAGATCCTTAGTGGTACTACAACACTTGTTGATGAAACACCTGCGTCAGTTACGATTACTTCTGACAACTGGAAGATGGTTAACTTTAATGACAAGATTTATTTCTTTCAACGCAGTAACGAACCATTGGTCTATGACGCTACAGGAGGCTCTGTAGTCAAGTTGAGTAGCGTTTCTGGTGCCGCTGGTGTTACCAGTGCTATGTACGGTAATGAGGTTCTAGCGGCTTATGGACGGCTCTGGACAGCAGATGTTAACAACGACAAGTCCACAGTGTACTGGTCTGACTTGTTGATTGGACATGACTGGTCTGGTGGTACTAGCGGGTCTATTGACATATCTAAAGTTTGGCCTGACGGGTACGACGAGATTGTAGCATTAGCAGCACACAACGGCCTGTTGATTATCTTTGGTAAACACAGCATAGTTGTTTACAGTGGTGCCGAAGCTCCAGCAACTATGGCGTTGTCAGACACGGTAGCAGGAGTAGGTTGTGTTGATCGCGACACTGTGCAGTACACAGGTACGGACGTGTTGTTCCTGTCACATACTGGACTTAAGAGTTTTGGTAGGACAATACAAGAAAAGTCTATGCCTATTACTAGTTTGTCAAGCACTATTTCAAAAGACATTATTAGTTTGCTGCAGAATGAAACAGAGTTCTTTCGTTCAGTGTACAGCCCAGAAGAAGGTTTTTACTTGTTGACTTTCACGGCTCAAGACACAACCTTCTGCTTCGACGTTCGAGGAACATTAGAAAACGGAGCTTACCGTGTAACACGCTGGCCCGGTACAGGCTTTACAGCTTACGGTAGAAAGGACGACGGTACGTTACTTATTGGCAACACGGAAGGCATTGGTCAGTACAGCGGCTACAGAGACAACGGTGAGAAGTACCGCTTTAAGTACTACAGCCCCGGTTTGACCTTTGGTGACCCTTCAAGGCTAAAGATACTGAAGAAGCTGCGGCCTACCATTGTTGGTGCTAACAGTGCCATTATGTTTCTTAAGTGGGCGTATGACTTTGGTACGTTTTTTCAGACAGCAGAGTTTACAGTAGGTAATCAAGTAACAGGTTACTACAACGAAGACGAGTACAACAGTACAGCAGAGTTTACAGGTGGTGATCTTACGTCACGCCGTGGCATAAACACTACCGGAGGCGGTGGAGTTATAACAATAGGTTTGGAAGCAGACATAGACGGTTCAGGTTTGTCTCTCCAAGAGATTAACGTATTAGCACTAATGGGTAAAGTACTATGAGTAACTATACAAAGACTACTGACTTTGCCGCTAAAGACAGTCTACCTTCCGGAGACAGCGGTAAAATCATTAAGGGCGCTGAATTTGAAACAGAGTTTGACGCTATATCTACAGCTATCGCTACAAAAGCAGACATTGCTTCACCAACCTTTACAGGTACAGTGACAATACCTGCGTTGACGTTTACGGGTACGCTGTCAACAGGAACTATTGACGGAGGTACATACTAATGCCTAGCCCACGACAAATTATTGAAGGTCTTGGTGATTTTTTACAGGGTCAAGGAGGAACTGCTTTAGCTGGTGCAGCGGGCACAGGTCTTCTTTATGATGCTTATCAAGACCTTGGCGACATTGGTAGTCAAGGACTAAGACTAGGTCAAGAACTAGCTGAAACTCAAATAGGCCAAGCGGCCTTCAGACCTTACACTGTAACTACGGCTACTGGTGGACAATTTAGGGCTGGACCTGAAGGTTCTACACTAGGCTTGTCGCCTCAGGAACAAGCGATCCAACAACAACTAGCGGGCCAAGCAGGTCAAATGTTTGGACAGCCTGTTGCAGGACAGCCTCAGATAACTCAGGCAGGTCTTGGAGCCATAGGCGCAGGGCAGCAACTAATGGGTCAGCCTACGTTTGGCATGGCTCCTACTCAAGCTGCATCACAGCAAGCCTTTGGCCTTGGTGGTCAATTCATGGGTGCTGCTGGAATGCAGCCAGCCGACTTAAACCTTCTTCGTGGACAGTTTGCAGGAGCAGTAGGTGGTATGTTGGGACAACAACCTAGCGCTGCTGTAGGACAACTAGGACAACAAGCTTTGGGTCTAGGAGGCGCTGGTTTAGTCGGAGGCGCTCCTGACGTAACTCAAACCTTTGCTGGTATACAGGCTCCCGGAGTAAGGACCGCAGCAGGAGGACTGGCAGGACAGCTTATGGGTGCTGGTGCTGCTGAAAGAGGTATGATGGTTCCTGACGTAAGCCAGACGTTTGCTGGAGTCGCTGCTCCCGGTGTTCGCACTGGCGCAGGGGACCTTGCTGCTAGAGGGCTAGGTTTAGGTATGGCTGGTCTTGAAACTGCTGCTCCTGCTGACGTAGAAGCCTTACGTCAACAGTACGGTGGACTTGCGGGTCAAGCGGCACAGCAGGTGTTGCAACCAACGGCTGCACGAGAAGCAGAAGTCTTTGAGCGCATACGTGCTACACAACGTCCTGAAGAAGAACGTCAGCGTCTTGCTTTAGAAGAGCGT